AATGTAAGTATTCGTAGTCGTGAGTTTTAATTAAAGGTTGTTTAGTTAAATACTCGTTCTGAAATCCACCATTAAATGCCGTAGTGTAATTTTTTGGAGGGACTATCATCGCTTTGTAATATGGTGTAAGTACGCTACAATTAAACGAGTTATCATCTACTTTCTTCTGTACTTCTTCTTTCAAGATTAAATAATTAACAGTTTTGTGTCTACTTTCTCTTACAGATTTTAAACGACAAAGACCTGTTTCTTTGATGGTAAGATCAACTAGCTTTAAACCTACTAATGCTTGTTTTTTTATATCCCACTTATCAACTTCAACCTTGTACTTGTTTAAGGTGTGAGCAAATACTCGCTTACGATGTCTAACATTATTAGTTCTTTTAATTAAATCTCTTAGAACGACTGTGTGAAGATGTGGTTCTTTCTGCTTAAAAATATTGTTTTGTAGTTCTAGCTCAATCATACTTCCAATCTGCTGAGCTGTCTGAGCTAATGTTTTTTTACTCGCTATACAATCTATTATTATCTTTAGTGTTATTAATGCTACTTTTTTTGAATCATCTAAATCTCTTAATGGTAGAGCTGCGGTATGTCTTCTCCCAGCTGTTGATAATTCTCGCTTAACAAAGCTGTCAATCTTTTCTGATAAAGGTACTAATAATTGTTTTTGAACGTAGATAAACGGAGGCGTGACTGAGTTTCTCCCTTTTTTCTCGTTCTTGCTTAGCTGTTGTTTATACCTTTCAACACCTTTCTTGATCCAAGTTCCCTGTCTTTCCAGTTCCCTGTTTTCTAAATCAGTTGTATTATTTTGAGTATTAGTCGTCATAAGCTCCTCAGGTTGTTGTTAATTAGATATAAACTTTTTTTATAGCATCTTTAAGATCGTCTTTTGTAGGGTGGTTATATCTTTGGGTCATTCTTATATCTTTATGACCTGCAATCTTTTGCACTACTTCTATCCCAATCTTTTTCTTTAATAAACGAGTAATACAAGTATGTCTTAACGAGTGAATAACAAAATCTTTTTCGTGTTCCATACCTAGTTTTTTTCTTACCATTCCCCAAGCGTGTTCAACTGCGTGAATAGATAAAGGAAAAGGTTTTTTCAACCCCATTAACTTTCTTCTTGTAAGTATTCTTTCAACTTCTGTAAAAATAGGAACAAATCTGTCGTCTCCTGTTTTTGTATCTACTAAATATATAAATCCGTCTTTTACCCTATCCCAAGTAAGATTTAAAAGTTCACTTAATCTACAACCTGTTAATATTAAACATTCCCAAAGATCAGCTTCATCGTCTCTATAATTTGAACGAGCAGTTAAAAGTAATTTACTTTGTAGTTCTTTACTTACGACAAATTCTCGTTTGTTATTTTCTTTTTCGTATTCAATTAAAGGCAATCCCCATTTAAATTGAAAACCTTTAACACCTCTTGCCCAAGTACATAATTTAGATAAAGCGGCTAATTTACGATTTATAGTTCCATTCTTGTACTCTAATTTACCCTTGCAATGAGTTTTAAACTCCCTTACATTTTCGGTAGCAAGTTCATTTAGTATGCTTTGAAATCCATAAAATTTAGCAAAAACTTCAGCATTTTTTATACTAAGTTTACCATTTTTTTGATTTAACCATTCTAAATTACTTACTTTTGTTATAGCTGTTTCTAGTGTGATTTTAGTATTAAGCATAGCACTTACTCCTATTTTATATTAATGATCTACCTTTTAAAAAATAAGCCCTATACCAATACAATCCCAAAGTCAATACTAAACCTACTTTGCAATCAAACCCTTATAAAAGCTAGTTTGCAATCGCAACTTATGATAGTGAATTTTTTTTTTCAATTTTTAGTTGAATTTAGAATAATTCTAAAGTAGAGATTAAAAAATGACTTTTGAATTTAAACACCCAAACTATTATAAAAAATTATATTCAGGAAATAATAAAACAAATAATAAAAGTAAAAATAATAATTCAAATAATA